AACTAGCTAATGCTGCTATAGATAACGCATATCGCATTAGAAAAGAATTAGAAGCTAGAAATTTCTACGAAAAAACACAAAAAGAATTATTAGAGAAAAATGAACTAGAAGCAAAAACTAAGATAGAAAAATCCGAAGAAGTAGATGCTGAAATACCAGAACTTAATGACGACAATACAACAACAAATAGAATAAAAATAAATAATCCAGAAGCAAAAACCAAGAAAGATATACAGGAACATTATGGTCAATACCAAAGAAAACCAGAATGGGAAACAGGATATACAGAGCAGCAGAAAATTGATTTAGAAAAAGAGGCTATAAAAGCAGAGAAGATAGCTAAAAGAAAAATGGAAGAGCTTGGAAATGCTGCTAAAGATTTAATAACAGAAAACAAAATACAAGCGCAAATTAGACCTGACGAAGATAGAACTCTTAGCAACGAGTTAGGACAAAGTGTTGGTTTAGCTGCTCCATTAAGTAGCGAAATTTCCAAATTAAAACTATCAGATATAATTGTTAGACCAGATGTATTCCAGCCAAAAGAAGCTGGCAAAATTAACAAAAAGGGTATTAGTGGTTCGTTAAAAGATGTAAGTGTATTCGATCCTACTTTGGCAGATTTGTTGTCAGTATGGAGAGACACAACAGGGGAACTTGGAGAGGTCGGGAAAATTTATGTTGTTGATGGTCACAACAGGCTCGACCTCGCCCAAAGATCAGGAATAGGAGAAATAGATGTACGATTTATCCAGGCTGGAACTGTTAAGGAAGCGCAGCAAATTGCGGTATTAAGGAATCTTGCTCAAAGCACAACAGGCGGAAAGCTAACATCATTAGACGTTGCTAAATATATGCAGAGTTCTGGCGACACTTTAGAAGAATTAGCAACAAAAGGAATAACTTTAACAAGTAGAGAAATGATAGAAGGTAATCAATTGTCAAGATTACCTAAGTATTTATTAGACAAAGTTGCCTCTGGAGAATTGCCTTTTAGTAAAGGTGTAGCTTTAGGTTCTGTAGAAGGAGCTAGTGAAACATCAATTAATTTTGTTTACAACAAATACGCTAAGAATCCAAAGTTTAGTGGAGACAGAATAAGACAGATAATGCTGGCATCTACTAGGACAGTAGAAACTGTTACGGAAGGAACTTTACCTGGACTAGAAAAATGGTCAATGGAAAATAACTTGCCAGAAATAACAGCTATTGCTGAACAATTTTTAAAAGAATTAAGAGTAAAAATAAGCGGACTAAAGGCAGTAACGCAAAAAAATAAAAAGGCTGTTATTGAGCAAATCAAAGGTAATAAAATAGCTTATGACGAATCAGTAGATAAAAAATTAGAAGCGGAAAAGGCTGTTGCAAGGTTTGAAGAATTAGCATATTCAGTTTCAGATACAAACGCTTTAATAAATGAACTAGCAGCGCAGATGAAAACTGGTCCAATATCAGCAACTATGTTGGTAAAGGATAATTTTGATCTCATAATGTCAACTATGAGACAAGATGATGCTCCTTTAACTAAAGTTGCATCTGAGCCAGTAAGAGTACAAAGCGAAGTTGATGCTAAGTTAAACGCAAAAGCACAGAATATATTAAATAATGAAAGACCTGATCCTATTCCAGACGAACAAATAAATAAAGTTATTGATGAACAAACAGAGCTTGATACATATTCAGATAAATCTATAAAAAGCATTAAAGAAGAACTAAAAGCTAATAATGGATCTTTAAATAAAAACCATTCAAAAATTGGAGAAGTACTTAAAGCTAGTCAAACATCTGCAAAAAGAAAAACTTTCCCCTATGTAACAGATGGCGGTTACACATTTAATACTGCTCAAGAATTAAATGATATAAGTTTTGACTTAATGTTCCCAACCTTAAAAGGTAAATATCCTAATTTAGATTTCAGTTCTACTAGATGGGCTGGATCGGCAAAACCTAGATATGGTCAATATACGCTTGAGTTTGCTAATGATATTGATAAAGCTATTTATATTACAGGTAATAGATGGAAGGGAAAATCTAAAAAAGATGCTGAATTTAATGCTTTTTTAGAAGAGCTTGGGATTAGCTCTGGATCAAGACATAAAGCATATATGAGGATGAAGGAACAGTTAAAAGTTGCAAGTCCTAAAAATGGAGTTATTTCTGTAAGAAATACAATGGCTTATGCAGACATAATGATAGAGCCAATACAAAAGAAAACTTATGTAGATGCAGATGGCAAAGTAAAAATGAAAGATACCTACGTTGATGGTCGTGGATATGTACAAAAAGATCCTAGAGTTGATGATGCAGACTTTGAATTAGATTCAGATTTACGAGACATAGAAAGAGAAAATATTAGAAAAGCAAATAAAAAACTCCAGGATAAATACAACAAAGAATACCAAGAATCAAAAAATCCTCAAGACGTTGATCCGCTTGATCCTAAAAATGCAGAACAATTAGAGTTTGCTTTAGAGGATGACGTATATACAAATATGGGTAACGATCATGTATATGTAGATACGTTACTAACAGAGCAGCAAGCACAAGAATTAGTTGATTTAGCTAGAGAAATAGCTGGCGCAAATGTTCAAAATATACGTCTTGTTGACGCTATTAAACCTAAAGTAACTGCAAAAACAGCAGCAGATTATGGTCTACCTCCTAGTGCAATAGGTAAATCTGGCAACGCTAAAGGTGCATTTAGGTTTGGCTCTACACCAGTTAAAGACTTAATTATTCTAGCTATGACCTATAAAGGTCATTTCCAAGACTTTGGATCAATGATGCAGACATTAAGACATGAGTGCTTTCATAGAATACAAGATAGATACCTTACTCTTAAAGAGCAGAATTTATTAGATAGTCCTAGAGTTGATGCACAATTAAGAGAAATAGTCGCATCATTTTACCCTAGATTTCAGAAAAGATTATTTGCTCCTGATGGTTCAAGGTTAAGTCCAAGAGAAGTCCAAGCGTTTGCTTTTTCAGTTTTCGATCAACTTCCATTTACTAAAAAACCTACATGGTTTCAACCATTTGAAAAATTAAAAGAAATTTTTGACAAAGTAAATAATAAATTACGAGGATATGGATACGCAACATATAAAGATATATTCAGAGACGCACAAGAAGGTAGGTTGTCACGAAGGAATCCAAGAGCTGATAAGTTACCAGTTAACACAGCTCCAGAACCAGCAAGTTTTGAATTAGATCCAGATGAATTTGTTGGAAATTTAGAAGCTATAAAGACAGCTATTCGTGATGGAGATATGAGTATTGAAGAGGCAATGACAGGATTATATAGAAGATTAATTAATAGAAGGCAAAATCCCGAAGGTAAAGTTTATATTCCTACCGATCAAGTTGACCTTATTGCAAACAATAAAGCTATAGAAAATACTTTATTTGAACAAATTGGTAGCAGAGAAGATGCTACAAACGTACCTTCATTCAATGTAGAAGAAATTACCAGGCTTGCATCCAGGGTTGTTGCGGAAAATGGTTACAGAACAGAAGAAATATTTAACTTACATAAACAGGCTATGAATGGAGATTCAAATGCTTTACAGCGACAAGTTGCTCAGGCTGCTGTCATATTGCAAAGAGACGCACAAGTGATGCAGATGCAACAAGTAGCGCTAGATGTGAAGATGAATCCACAAGATGTAACTTCAAAGAGGTTATTGATAAGCCTATGGGAAGATGCAATGAAAATAAGTACAGCTATAGCTCAGGTTAATAGACCTTCAGCTCAATATCTAAGGATGCAGCAAATGGACTTTCTTGGTAAACAAGAAATGTTTATTGAGCCTTACGCAAAGATCGAAATACAAGAACCCAAGCTAGGAGCTGGAGGTAAAGCTTTAAACGAAGGAGTTGAAAAAGGTGGAATGGTTGAAGATAAAGGACTTGGTAAAGGTACATACTTTAAGTCAGTTAGTGAAGGTCGTGAACCTGGAGTTACAGGAGGCATAATTGAAGGTCAAGTGCCAGCAACTATGCTTATTTTGGATTTAACATCACAGAATAAATCGCTATCTCAACTATTTAGAGAGCTTGATGTTGAAGGAGTTGGCGCAGTATCGGGAGATAAATTAACTGACAAACAAAAATCAGTTTTATTTGATTATTTAGCTAAGAAAAAATATCAAGGAATAAGACTTGATGGATTTGAATTTGGACAGCAGGGAGATATGATCTATGTTCCAGACTCAAACCAAGCAAATATAATAATTAATTCAAAAGCTGCGGAGGTTGAAGGATTGGATATACCATACCAGGCTTCTATTCCAGGATCATTTGAAAAAGCTGTACTGGAACAAGAGGATATATTTAAAAAATTAATGGACAAAAAAGATTATGATTCAATTATGAATGGAAAGCCGACTCAACAGGCTCAAGCTATTTTAGATGTTATCGCAGAAAGTCTATATCTCTATAAAGACAGAACAGCGTCATTTGATAATTTTATGAGCCATTTTGCTAAAGGTTTAGATACTGTATATCCTGGTAAATTGCTTCAAGAGCAAATAGCTGCTGTTGTAAGAAATGGCATTTTCTTAAATAGTTCGACTTTAGGAAAAGTTTTAGGCGGTAGTTTGTTTAGAGCAATGACTTTGCCATTTTCACAGGCTATGGGATCTCGTTATACAAGAAAAAGAGCATTAAGAGCTGGCGATATGGAAGGAGCAAAAATGGCAGAAATGAGGACAAAATTAAATTTAAAAATGTATTTAAGAATGTTTGTTGGATTGCAAAACAGTTTCAGACTTGCTTTATCGGCTATAAAGCATGACGAAGTTTTTGGAAATATTAATAAGGGTTATATGGAAAATAGTACATATTCAAGATTGAGTAAAAATAAAGCACCAAAAATAAGAAGATTTGATATGTATAGCCAACAAGATATAGAGGGAGAGGCGCAGAGAATGTTAGGCAAAGGCAGAAAAGTCCCTGCAAAATATACAACCGCAACAACAAATCCCTTAGTTTTAATGACTCACTATGTCACTAAAGGCATAAAAGGAGCTGGTAGAGGAATTGGTTTAGCTACGACCTCTGGAGCTTCAAGGTTAATGAGTGGCTTAGACACACTTGTCGGTATGTCTGTTGCGCCAGCTTATGAATATTCCAGGCTTATGGAGCAAGAGCTTTTCTTGAAAATGAAAGCTGGTTTTGACATGAATGATCCAAGAGTTTACGCAGAGGCACAAAAGAAAGCTGAAGCTGCACTAACCAGGGCAATGGCTGACGTTGAAATGCCAGATGGCTCAATAGTAAAAGGTGGATTTATGGATAGTATTCACGCTAGACAGGCTATTGACTATGTAAACTTTACTGACGACATCAAGGTAGACAGAAATAAAAGAACAATGGAATACGGAATAAGAAGGGCGCAAGAGCTTGGATATACAGAGCCAGAAGATATATTAGAGTTTGCCGAAACCTACATAAAAGACATAGATCAAAATAACTTAGATTACTTTACAGATGCTAGTCAACCTACTGCACCTAGTTTCTTAGGTATTGGCGGACAAGAAAACGGATTAGATAGGTTAGGTCAAAATCTTTTAAATGCGCCTTCGCAAGGAGTTAAGAATTTAACTAAAACTGCACCTATTATGGGAGTCGTTTTTCCTACAAACAGAACACCTCTTAATTTAGTTAAATCAGCTTTACGTCATCTACCTTTACCAACAAATAGAATAGTTGACTCATATTGGAGAGATATTACATCTGAAGATTTATTCCAAAGAGAAAGAGCTTTAGGAGAGATAGCTACTTCCCAAACATTATTTGCTGTAGGAATAGGAGCTGTAGCTACAGGATTAGTTGAATTTAGTGGTCCAGATCCTAGTAATCCAAATAGAAGAGAGCTAAATAGATATATGCACAGACCTCCAAACGCAGTAAGATTTAGACTTCCAGGATCACATGAATGGTCACATTGGTATAGCTTGGATATGTTTGATACAGCTAGTTTTATTTTTGGAGCTATAGGTGGCTATGTTGACGCTATAAAAAGGATGCCACAAGACGAGGCTTTTGATTCTGCTTTTGATGCAGACGAAGAAATAAATTATAGTGATACATTGCAAGAAGCATTTATCCTGGCTAATGCTCATACCTTTAGAACTTTTGATGATTTTGACCAAGCGAAAAACGCTGCTGCAACTATGGGTAGAGCTTTACTATCAACTGTTAAAGAAAATACTGTAGGTTACTTTAGAAAAAGTGTAATGGCTAATGTCGGTAATTTTATAGACTTAATACAAGAATTAAGTAAAGATGACTTAGGTGGTAAAAGGTATGGACAAACAGGAAAAAGAAATTTATTTGAAATGACGTTAGCTAGGTTTTTTAATATGCCACTTGCTCAATTAAAAACAACCAAGATAGGGTTTGATAATAAAAGATACTTGATAAAAGAACATACCAATCAAAAAGGAGAAAGGCAACCATTTGCTTTTGCTACTGATCTTTGGAGGGAAATACTTTCTGGTGTTCCAGGATTTCAAAGCGATCCAGAAAGAGGAGTAGTTGAACTTGATCCTATATTCGGAGAGCCACAAGTATATGATTATGCTTTTGGTGCAGAAAGAATAAACAATCCTTTGCTTAGAGCTTTAGTGATGAACATACATCCTTTAGCAATGTTTAGACCAACCAAAGAAAGGAACGGAATTATATACAAAGAACTATCAAGGCTACATGGAGAAGGAGCATACCCAAGATTTAGTACTAAAAACAGTTTAGCTATTCCAGGATATGTAATGTCTAACCAGGAATTAATGGAATTTAGGAGAATAATGACTAAAGAAGTTAAAAATTCAGAAGGACTTACTTTATCTCAAAAACTTGAACAATATTTTAGATCAGATGAATATAAGAGTTTACCTGATTACGACCCTAAACTTAATAAGGATGGTGTACCTAGTGACGCAATATTAAACTCTAAAACTTTATATAAATTAAATGCAGTAAAAGATATAATAGAGGAGTATAGATTAGGAGCAAGAGAAATAATGAAACAAAGATACCCTCATTTAAAGCATTTAGATAACTTAAATGTTATAAAGAATAAAAAGGTAAGCCAAGTAAGAAATGATTTCCCAAATCAGATCGAAGCATGGCGATCTATAGTGAACACAGACGTTAGGACAGGTTAATGCCTTTTGCTCAATTTACTGGTTCTGGAGACGGAACTACAAGACAATTTCAAATCCCTTTTCCATACGTTAAGAAGGATCACATTGTCGTATCTTTAAATCAAATAGCTAATACTAATTTTGTATATATCAACGACACTACTATTGAATTTTCGCCTCTTAATTCTGTAGCAACTAACGAACAAGAAACTACAGGCGCACCAAAAACAGGAATAGAAATATTAATTAGTAGAGAAACTCCATTGCTTAATGCCCTGGTGGATTTTGTAGATGGTTCAACTCTTACAGCTAGTGACCTCGATACTGCTGTATTGCAGCTATTGTATGGACTCCAGGAAGCAAAAGACGATACTGACGCTGGTATTAACTTCACTACACTTGGACTTGATGCAAGTAATAATCCAATAATTAATGTACAAAACCCCACTAATGCTCAAGATGCTGCAACTAAAAATTATGCAGATGGATTAGTCGCTGGATTATTTAAGGCTGATGGAACTATCCCTTTAACTGGTGCAATGAACGCTGGTACAAATAGGGTAACTAATATCGCAAATGGTACGGATGCAAATGATGCAGTTAATCTATCTCAGCTTACTGCTGGAATCGGGTCAGCCCAAACATCACAAAATGCAGCAGCAGCTTCAGCCACCCAAGCTGCCACATCTGAGACAAATGCAGCGACCTCGGCCACCAATGCAGCAAACTCGGCCACAAGTGCTGCAACATCCGCAGCGACAGCAGCAAATTTAGCAAGAAGATCAATATTTGTAGGTTTCCAAAGGCTCGCTGACGCAACCTTGCGTATGGTCTATAATGAAGCAAATGATTCTACTGTTTACAAAGCAGAAGATTTCGTACAAAATGGAGCTAGTCATGCCTATTTTTTAGGCGAAGATGTATTGGCTACCGCAAGTCCTAATGCACCTGACTTTTCTCTAAGTAATGGGCGACTAATTCTAAACATTTAATCATGGCACAAATTGATCTAGGTAAACTCAAGTTTAATTGGAAGGGCGATTGGGCTTCGACAAGTGCGTACGAGGCTGATGATGTCATTATTTATAAGGGTACGACTTACGTTGTTACAGCAATAGTTGCTCAAGCTAATACGACCATACCTCCTTTTTCGGGTGCGTATGAAAAGATGGCTCAGGGTTTGAATTTTACTGGAGCCTACAACAGCAGTACAGCATATTATAAAGGGGATGTAGTTACATATCTAAATCAAACTTTCGTTCTTTTAGCTAACTCTAGTACTGGTTCAACACCTACTAATGGCACTACATGGTTATTGCTAACCCCTGCTCCAACTGGAAGTATTATGACTACTTCTGGAGATATGATTGTAAGAGATAATGATGGATCTACAAATAAAAGATTACCTATCGGAAAATTAAATTCAAGATTAACTGTAGTTGATGCACCAAACGAAGATATACCAAATGAAAATAATTTTATATATCGACCTTTAAGTAAGTCTGCATCTGCTACAGATAGAGTTTTTGGTTTATATGGAGATAATACTGTAACTCCAAACAACCGCACACTTGCTGTTACTGTCGCTGCTGTTAGCGGACAAAACCAGTTTCATATTGGTGGAGTAGACAGACCAGCAATTCAAGCAAATGTCGGAGAAACAATAACCTTTGATGTTAGTGACTCAAGTAATACAGGTCATGTATTTGCGTTTAAGACTTGGGCTGGCGGTAGTTCCTCTAACTATGTAGCTATGTACTTAGAGGCACAATATGGAATAACAAGAAGTGGTACTCCTGGACAATCAGGTGCAACAATTACTTGGGTAGTTAATGAAAACTGCTACAACCCAATGCAATACTATTGCTCTGCTCATAGTGCAATGGGTACTGGTGTTATTAATACAGCTTCTACCTTAACTCCTCCTCAGCCTACTGCTTACTACAATCCATTAACCAGTTCTGGATCACTAAAAATATCCAAAGGTAAGTCTTATACATTTACTTTCCCTGCTGATGGATTAACTTATTCAATCAAAGATCCAAGTGCTTCTGGATATACTGGTGCTGGTTCTGGAGGAAGAATTGTTGATGGAACTGCGCAACCACAATCAGTTACAAATGGAGGTTCGATTACATATACTCCAGCAGCTAATAGTTCATTGGCAACAGTAGTTATAAGAAACGAAGCTAACCAAAATGATGTACTAACTCTATCTTTAACTGACCCTGCAAGTGAGCCAGCCTGGACAGATGCAGCTAGTACCTACCTTAAGACAATGCCTTCTATGGAAACAAGAAGGAAGGCTCCTTATTGTCATTTTATAAATTCTGACGTTAATACATATACAGAAGGAATACAGCCTTTACCAGCATATTTAAAAGAAACAGGTCGAGGACAAAAGTACGGAACTGCTGCCAATGCATATAGGCAGGGTGGATATATAGATACAGCAGGGCAGTATCATCAATGGGGAAATCATTATCACGATGGAAGTGGTTACTACTATGGAGCAGGGATAGGAGTCGGAAGTACTATTGGTGGTTCAACTGATATTCCATATAGAAGTAACTTCCGTACACCTTTATGGTGGAAGAAAGCATTAGCAGGGGATAGCACTTACGCTAAGTTTTTAACAGATGTAAATGGAAATGATCTTGGCTATTTAGATGCTAATGGTGTTCCACAAATAACTATTCCAAAGATTATGCAGATACATGGAGGTAGTTCTAAAAAATGGTTCTTATATGAAAATGGTATGGTTAGTGCTTCTGGTCATGGTGCTGATGGAATATTAGGTAATGGAAGAACAGACACAAGATATTATCATTTACCACTAAAGTTTTACGATAACGCTACTT